GGCAACAGTTAGTGCTTGAGGATTGTTTTACTCATGTTGACGGCAGGTTTGTGCACCGTACTGGGCTTGTGTCGGTTGCTCGTCAGAACGGTAAAACCACTTTGTTGGAGGCTGCGATTGGTTGGCTGTTGACGGTGTATCCACAGATTATTGGCAAACCTGTGAACATCTTGTCTACTGCACATGATCTCGGTTTGGCGGTCGAGTCGTTTCATGCGTTGGCTGACATTCTTGAAGAACGCTTTGGGTGCAAGATAACTCGAGCGTATGGCCGTAACCAGGTCAACGCCCCGGACGGTTCCGTGTGGAAAGTGTCAGCCTCGACAGGTAAAAAACATGGCGGTACCTGGGACTTCATTTTTGGTGACGAATTGTGGGCACTTTCCGAAGCTGCCGTGTTCGGTGCGTTGAGACCGTCACAGATCGCTGTACCGAACCCGCTTATGTTGCTGTTCTCCACCGCTGGTGACGAGTCTTCAAGGGTGTTTCAACAGTTACGTGAACAAGGTTTGCAGATCATTGACCGTGGCACCCCGAGTGACTTGTACATGGCTGAGTGGTCGGTTCCGCCCGGTATGGACCCTGGCGTGGCTGAGCTGTGGCCGTTAGCCAACCCTGCCCTGGGTAAAACGATCACACTTGAGGCTTTGCAATCGGCACATAACGCACCCGACAAAGTGCAATTTATGCGAGCCCATTTAAACCAGTGGGTTAGTGCTGCAGGGTCCTGGCTGGAGCCTGGCGTGTGGGCAGGACTAGAAACCACAGATCCAATGCCAGCAGGCGGAGTGTTAGCAATCGAGACAAGCATTGACGACTCACGGTTTGTGGGTGTGCGGTGCGCGTTTGACGGCACCCGCGTACACGTCAAAGTCGAGTTCATTACCGACACCGAAACCGCAGCCTGGCAAGAAGTTGAGCGTGTCATGACAGATCACGCAGTCACCCTGGCGGTCACACCGTCGCTCGAAATTCATTTACCGCCATTTACAAACAAACGGTTCACCGTGGTTGGCTACGCCGAATTGCTCAAGTTCACCAGCCTGGTGCGCACGATGATCCTCGAGGAACGAGTCCAGCACCACGGCGAACAGATCCTCGCTGAACACGTCAACCGTGCAGTGTTAGTTAAGACTGTGCAGGGTGCCGTGTTGAGCTCACAAAAGTCACCGGGCCCAATCGAATTGACACGCTGTTTGGTGTGGGCTGCAGCCATGGTGTCAAAACCTGTAAGAAACCAAAGACCTTTACTGGTCGTAGGTCGGGGGTAGAATAACCGCGAGTCTGGGTTCGTCGGGAGCCCAGGCTCACCGAGGACTTATGGGCATTTTCACAAAACGCGAAACCAAAGCACAATTAGCAGCCGACGCACCAGCACCAGCAAAAGCAGCTGCGGCAGGTTCAGGGTTTTATCGCAACGCCCAAGGTTTAAACATGGTTGGCGAATACTGGTCGTATTACGAGGGTGACGCACGCAACGCTGCAATGTCAGTACCAACCCTGGCGCGTGGCCGTGATCTCATGGCAAGCGTTATTGCCAGCACCCCACTGTGCATGTACAAAGAGATGTGGGACGAGCAAGAAACCGAAATGGAAGAGGAGAAACTTGCTCCACGTTCCTGGTTGCGTCAACCTGACCCGGCGATCACATACTCAACACTTATGGCGTGGACCCTGGACGACCTGTTCTTTTACGGTCGCGCATTTTGGTTTATTACGTCACGCACCCAGGACGGATTCCCCGCAAGTTTTACCAGGCTTCCTGCGTCAATGATTCAAACATTGGATCAGGCAGGGCCAGTGTGGTTTGCGCCCAGCAACGAGGTTTATTTCCAGGGTGGCATGATCGACCCCAAAGACTTGGTGCAATTCATCAGCCCGGTACAAGGCATCGTGTACCAGTCCACCAACGCTGTACAAACCGCATTAAAACTTGAAGCGAGCCGTTACCGCAACGCTGAATCGTCCATGCCTAGTGGCGTATTGAAGCAAACAGGCGGAGAACCGTTGTCAGCGCAAGAGTTGGCTGACCTATCGGCAGCGTTCAACGCAGCTCGACGCGAAAATCAAACCGCAGCCCTGAACGAATACCTTGAGTACACCGAAACCAAAGCCCTGCCCGACAACATGTTGATGATTGAATCAGCGAACTATCAGGCCCTAGAAATGTGTCGTTTGGGCAACATTCCGCCATACCTGGCAGGAGTCAACATTGGCTCATACTCGTACCAAAACGCCCGATCAGCACGCGAAGACCTGTACATCTTTGGTGCACGCCTGTACATGGAATGTGTAAGCCAAACCTTGTCAATGAACAACGTCCTGCCACGTGGCACCTACGTACGTTTTGAGATTGAGAAATACTTGGCTGGCATGATCGAAGACGAATACATACAAGACTCAGGCGCACAGCAACAGCAGGTGGGCGACGAGGACATGGAAGAAAACACCCAGGAGGAAAACGCCTAATGGAACTTAAACTTGCACAAGGTTTCGCAGTTGAGCTTGAGGCTGCAGCTGGTGACAAACCACGCCGAACAATCACAGGTATTGCCGTACCGTACAACACCCCAGCCGTAGTCTCAGACGGTACCGAGATCATGTTCTTGGCTGGTTCCCTGCCAGTTGACGGCAAAGCCCCAAAACTGTTTATGTACCACGACGCAACCCAGCCGGTCGGTTTGGTGACGGGCCGTACCGAAACCCCTGACGGCATGCTGTTCACCGCAACCGTTGTCGAGACCCAGGCAGGCGACGAAGCCCTAACCCTTGCAGCTGCGGGCGTGCTTGACTCGGTCAGTGTCGGCGTAAATGCCAAAGACTTTTATCGTGACGACGACGGCGTGCTCGTGATCAAATCCGCGGAATGGTCCGAATTAAGTCTTGTACCAATTCCAGCGTTCAGTGGTGCTACCATTACCCAGGTGGCTGCGTCGCAAGGCGAGCCCGAAACAGCTCCCGACGCAGAACTTGATCTAACAGAATCCGTCGAGGAGGAACCAGTGTCAGAAGAAATCGCAGTCGAGGCAGCAGGCCCGGAACTTATCGTTCCCACCGTGTTCGCACAACCAAAGCGCGAGTTCAAGCTCCCATCAGCAGGCGAATACATGGCCGCATACCACGCTGGCGGAGACACGTTCAAGAACATCAACGCTGCAGTGCAGGAACACAACGCCAGCCTGCGTACACCATTCCAGGCAGCCGCTGGTGACGTGCTCACCACCGACACCCCTGGTTTGCTCCCAGTGCCAGTGCTCGGACCCCTGGTGCAAAACATCAACTTCTTGCGCCCAGTTGTCAACGCAGTTGGTGCACGTGCATACCCGGACGGCGGAGCGTCAAAGACCTTTATCCGCCCGACGATCACCACCCACACCGACGTTGGAACACAATCAACCGAACTGAGCGCAGTAACAGCTCAAACCATGGTCATTGCGTCCAACACGATCAGCAAGACCACACTCGCAGGCCAAGTGACGTTGTCACAGCAGGACATTGACTTCACAAATCCTGCAGCCATGCAGCTCATCTTGAATGACCTCATGGGTGAATACATGATCGCGTCCGACAACCTTGCAGCCGACAACCTGCTCACAGCAGCCACCAGCTCAGGCGTATGGGACGGCACACTTGCCGACCTGCTCAAGAGCGTGTACGACGCAGCAAGCGACATTTCCCTCAACCGCAACTGGCTACCAACACACATGTTCGTATCCGTTGACGTTTGGGCACAACTCGGTCAGTTGGCAGACACCACAGGTCGCCCAGTGTTCCCATTCATTGCGAACGGCCTTAGCGGTCAGAACGCGCTTGGTTCACAAAACGCAGCAACCTGGAACGGCAACCCGCTCGGCCTCGAGCTCGTAGTTGACTCCAACTTTGCAACCAAGACCATGGTCATCACTCGAGTTGGTCAGGGCACTGGCGACGCGTACGAGTTCTACGAATCCATTCGAGGACTCATGAGCGTTGAAGTACCAGCTGTGCTCGGTCGCACAATGTCATTCCACGGGTACGTCAGCACGTTTGCTGCAATCGGTGGCATGATTCGCAAGATCACCCAGGCTTAGTCGGAAAGCCGGGGAACGGCTCATGGCTACAGAAACAACCAGCGTCACGTTTCAATACCGCATAGACAACTATGCAGTCGTTGAAACACTCAGGGACCTTGAGCTCGAGTTAGGGCAAACGTTCACCCTTAGCGGGTGCAACTCAACCCTTAACGGTTCACAGACCGTACGAGCAATACCCCAATACCTGTACATTGGCACCGACAGCGAAGGCACACTGCTTTACGACTATGACGTGCCGATCCTCAACCAGGTGCTGTTTTATGACGCAGGCGACGACATCAACCGTTCCGCAGTCATCCCAGTTGGCACGATCACAACCAGCCCAACGTGCACTTGGGTCACCGATCAACAGATCGAGGACTGGCTAGGGTTCACCAGCGTCTCGGTTGCTGACGCAGCGTTCTTGGTGCAATGCGCAGCTGCAGCCAACGCGTTCTGTTACCGTCGGCGTGAGGAAGCCGGGTACGTGGACAGCCTCACGACCAGCCCCTCGGGTGACGTTACCCTGGGCACGATCATGTACGGCGGGGCCCTATACCGTCAGCGGTCCAGCGTCAACGAGTTTGCGTCATTTACAGAAATGGGCACAGCAACCCCTACAGGGCTCTCAGCGATCATGAAACAACTGTTGGGTATTCCTAGACCAGCGGCTGCCTAATGGCGTACACAGACCTGTTTAACGAGGCCATAGACGACCTGAGCACCACCCTTGCCACAATCTCGGGACTCACAGTCGTTACGGACCCACGGAACCTGCAACCACCGTGCGTGTTCCTTGACGCACCCAGTTTTGAAGCCTGGAACTACAACATTGCCAAAGTGACGTTCAGTTGCATAATCCTGACTATGGGCCCCAGCAACCTTGACGCGCTACGCCCGGCACTTGAGATCGCAGCGAAGCTGTTAGCAAAGCAAGTAGCGGTCACTGACGGTCGTCCCACTAACACGTTGATCGGTGGGGTAGAATACCCGTCGTACACTGTAACTATTTCCCTACAAGCTCAAACGGCATAGGAGGCAACAACATGGCATACAAGATTGCGTCCGAGAGACTCGGCAAAATCGGTGACGTGTTTGACGCTGAAGCCGCTGAGGCTGAGGGTGTAAACGTCCCGGCACTTATTGACGGCGGTTTCGTCGTTGAGGAAATCAAGAAAAAGAAATCCGAGGACTGATCATGGCAACAACTACTTACCTGTCAAACCCAGCATTGACAATCAACAGCGTTGATTTGTCAGAC